GTGTTCTAGTGAAATGCGGAACTTGCGGTAAAAGCCGAGGATGAACAACGCATTGAAGTAACCGTCTGTTGGCTCATCAAGCCCTGACCAGACAGCGGGTACAGCATTTAAATCAGCCCTTACCTCAACCAGCTTGTCAACGCGTTCTTTCATTGAAAAAACGCGCTGTGTGGTTTTTGGAATAGTGCGCCTTGGAACCAGCGTAGTATTGCCGAAGTCGTCGCGCTCTACCGTTGAAAAGTTCAGTGAATCTGACTCGGCCTTAATTTCCGTTGAACCTAAATAGATGGTGTTACCAACAACTGCCCCGGCACATTTGGCAAGCCCGCCTGTTCTGGTGATGGTGATCGTAATAACAGCATCAGTGAACGGTGGCAGCGCCTCAAAGAACGCCGCTCTCTGAAATATGAACGGATTGAAAAAGTATTCATACCATGATGTAGTGTTGCGGGTTTCAAGGTTGATTGTTTCGTCATAAACCGTCTCAGCACCAGACACGACGACACATTGAACCGTGTCGGCCTCAAGCCCGAACAAGGCAATGGTGTTCACTCTGATGCCGGGCGTGATCTCAACCTCAATCTCATCGCTGTTGGTGGTTTGAGTATTCCGGTCAAGCTCGAACATCTTCCAACGGTTTGTTTTGCCGATAAGGTTCCAGTTCGTCGGATTGTCTACGTCATCCTCCCAGGGTTTGTTGCCTGTATTGGAGTCAGCAACTGAACGGTAGACGTTGTGATAAAAGGTGCCGTCACCACTGATGACAATCACATAGTCATCCGCTGCGTAGGTTGTCGCATTATCCCACTCGGCATAGTCATCCTCAGTGACATTCGAGGCAGTGAGGCGGCTATTGGTTATCTCAAGCGGTGGGATCACGATCATGCTACTGACTCCGTAAGGATAGACTCACCATCACGGCTGACCCGTTGCAGCAGGTCGGCAGTGGTGCGCGTGTTTCTGGCTGTGTCGCTTGAATCGCTTCTAAGCTGGTTTACTTCGGCTCTGAGCGACTGAATCTCAGCGAGTAACGGCTGCAGGTTAATCAACTGGTCTTGGTTAAAGATTCGACTTGGGCCGGTTGCCTCAACTTCTGGGCCATTCTCACCGACAATCCGCAGACCGCCTGAGTGATAGCCACCATCCGCAAAGCCTGGGATGCCGTTTTGGTTTAACGCTCTGGCACGCCGGAAGTCCACGACATTACCGAACTCACTGGCATTGATGAGACTGCCAGCCAGTAAATCAGCCTGTTCACGAGTGCGGGTAAACGCATCAACCAGCGCCGGGAATACAGAAGCCAGATTCAGCCCTTCCTCGGTCATGTAGTCGATGCCTGAAGCGATTTGCACCAGGTCTTGCACCGTTCGCGGCACCTGAAGGCCAAACTCCTCAAACAGCGACTCAGTATTTGCCCGCATCTGTTTAAGCTGTTCTGTCGGGCTTAACAGGCCAAATACCGCGCCTGACACTGCGCCTTTTAGTTCGTTAATGCCTGCCCGGTAGTCCTCAAAGGTGCCTCGCAGTGAGAACAGTTGATAGAAGGTCCTGATCCCTTCCTTAGTGGTGGTATCAACGGCTTTTAAAGCTTCGTCATACTCATCAAGCGTCTGTGGTAACTCGCCACCGTAAACCTGCTCAAGATTGCCCCGAATCATCAGGAGTTGCTCGCCCAATGTTCGCGAGCCTGCAGCAGCATCGGTGATTGAATTTATCAATCCGGCCATTTCTGTTTTAGCAAGGCCGGAAGCATTCGCCATACGAATGGTTTCAAGCCTAGTAATGCCGAATCGCTCAGCGACTTCCTCTTGTGATTGGCTCAAACGAGAAACACCGCCCAGCAGCGCATCAGCAACCTCATCGTCATTGACGCCCTTGAACAGCTTCTTAACTTCGCTCGGAATGTCCAGCACTTGGATGAACTTGGAAAAGCCCTTGTTCATCACGTCTTGAGCGAACTTCTCAAAGCCGCCATTGTTGTACTTGCCGCCGAGGGGCACATGCGGCCCCATAAACAGACCGCCACGGGTGTTTGTGCGCTGACTAAACACCACGCCCAGATTATAGGTTGCGTCGCTTTCAATTGAGTCAAGCAGCAGGTCAATCCGTGAGCCAACATAACCGGCAAGTTGATCAACACCCTTCTGAGCGCCCAGGTTGTCGCCGTAGTTGCTTTGTGATGTATTGCCACCCCTACGGTATCTGGCGATGTTTCCGGCAAGCTCTGGATCGTCACCGAATAAACCGCTGACAACACTACCCAAAGCACCACCGATAGCACCGCCAATCGGGCCACCTAATGCTGAGCCAATCGCGACACCAGCGCCTTGTAAAGCAGCGCCTTTGATGTCGCCTTGAATCAGTGACAAGGCTGCACCTGCGTAGGGTAGAACGTCGGCGATAAGCTGTGACTGGTCGAACAGGAAGTTGCCTATACCTTGAAACAGCTCACTGTCGCTTGAAAACGCAATATCAATACCGATGTTCTCGATACCTTCAACAATAGCGGCATTACCACCTGCCAGCCCCTGCTGAATCGCACCAACAATGCTGGTTGCTGAGCCACCCATGCCGCCCATAGCGCCCGCACCGGCAGTACCGGCAGCCATGCCCGCGCCACCAGAAAAGGCTTGCTGAAACTGTAGCGAGATAGGCCGCGTGATTGCCGCGTGAGCCAGTTCTGCCAACAGGCCGGTGAAACTGCGTTTTAACGTGCTGCCAAAATCCTCAAAGCCATTAAAGACGCTATCCCAAAGACCGGCAAACATATCATCGACACGTTCAATGCCGCGCTCCCAGGCTGTTTGAAATACGTCCACGCTCTCATCGGTATAGCGCTCTGCTTCTTCGGGAAATTCTTCAAACAGTTTCGGCGCCCAATCGTCCATGATCTGCTTGGAGTCTTTCATGGCCTTGTTGAGTTCTTTATCAAACTCACCTTTGACTGGCGACCAGTCCCACATCATTGATGATGTGTCGATGGTTTTCGAAAGCTCTCTTACGCCAGCGGCTGCGCCTTTTGATGCCTCCTCAATGTAGCTGAGTGGGCTAAACAGGTTTTGCAGTTCTCGCGAGAAGTCAGCCGAAGCCTTAGCGCCTTCTTCAAAACTGGTATTTGTCATGAGCTGCATGGCGTGTAGGTCGCGCAACGCGTCAAGCTCTGACCGGACAGAATCTATCCTTTCTTGTGCTGATTGTTTTGCTGTCTCTGTCCTGGCGCGTGATAACTGATATTGCGCTCGTGTCAGTTCATCTTCTTTGGATATGATCTGATCAACAATCGTCTCATAACCCATCAGTCGGGCAGTCGTTTCACCAATCATGGTGCCGACCTGACCGAACCCTGATGCGACCTTGCCGGAAAGTTCAGCTATTGAGACAAGACCGGAGAGCAGGCTTGAAAAGCCTTTCTGAAAGCCTGGGTCTTTAATCAGATCGGTAAAGTCACCGATAGCATCAGCCAGCCCTTGCATATTGCCGCTGGACATCAACTCAAAAACCGCACTGCGGAAGTTGTTCATTTGCCCTTGTAGGCTGGTTGCTCTGCGCTCTGCTTCCGCACTGAACGTATTGCTCAACTCACTGGCAAGCGCAGGCAGTAAATCCTCTGCCAGCAACTCACCGTTTTGCAGCATCTTGTTCAGTTCTTCGGTAGTCACACCGATAGAGCGCGCTGCAATATTAAACGCACCAGGCAAGCGCTCGCCCAACTGACCGCGTAATTCTTCGGCAGACACATTGCCTTTTGAGATCATCTGCTCAATGGCTCGCAATGCGCCCTCAGTGTCATAGGCGTCACGACCCAAAGCAGACATCGCCTCAGCCACCGCCCTGAAAATGTCCCGGCTTGCCTCACCCTCAAGCGCTGTACCTTTCGCGGCAGCAGCAAGGGATGCATAGGCTTCAGCAGATGAGCGCAAATCAATCCCTAAGCGCTGTGACTGTTCAGAGACAAAGGCAAACTCACGCGCCGCACCCTGAGCGCTACCAGTGGCGACGCGAAGCGAGCTATTGATTGCGTCCATTGCATTAGTGGCATCAGCCGCACTTCTGACAAGCTGGGTCACGCCGATAGCGCCGATAGCACTGCCGAGCGCCAGTGCTGCTGTTTTAGCAGACACAAAGGAACGCGACATTTTGTTAGTTGAGCGATCCAGATCGTCACCCTTACGGCTCAGACTGTCGAACTCACGACCCGCTTGTTTCAGATCGCGTGTGTCGGCCTTAAAGCCAATGCTCACTAAATCAGTCATGTTCGTTCCTGTGTGTTTTTGCCAAACGCTTCTTTGGTGCCTTTGCTAACGTGTTCACGCCAGGCATCCATTTTTGATACATCGCCATAAGGCGCGGGGTGGTTCTTGTCTTTGGCTTTCTGCATGGAGGCTGCATAAGCGCCAGACATCAGGATTAATTGCTCAGACTCCCAGCCGGTAAGCTGAACGCCGTATTGCAGGCAGTAATCACGCACATCACTCCAACTAAGCGGGCTGATACCCATGCCGCCCTGATTCACACAGCCAAGCCGGTTAAAGTGCTGGGCTATGTCCTCGCCCTTCTCAATCGGTGGCAGCGCTTTAAACGGTGATTCGTCAGGGAGTGTGTTTATTCTTGGCTCAGTCTCTTTATCGTTGACTGACGGGGCTGCATGCAGCCATGCCAACTGTGCTGCATACAGTTTCAGTTTGTCCGTCAGCTCTTGATAAAATTTTCCTTTCGCAGAATGAACTGCAGCGCCTGCTCAAAGATTTCTTCATACTTTGAGTAAAGCGTCACTGCGTTCTCATGACTGAAAGGAAGTTCTTTCCCGTCGTCGTCGGGAATGTTGCTCCACCCCACTGTCAAACCAGCAACCATATTGAGCAGCCGATCACGCTCCTGATTTGCCGGAGCCTCACCGACTTTGCGATCACGCTGCTTACGTTGGTATTCCTGTTGGATCTGGGTGTTCTTGTCGGATTTCGCCCCCAGCAATTTAATAATGCAGGGCTTCTTCGGGTTTTTATTGCCCGCGTCGAGATAAGCCAGTTCACCGGAACCGGGGACAGTTAAATGAAGCTCAGCACCCTCATTCGCTGCTGAAACGGTGTCGAATACTGCAAAGTTTAAAGCCATAATTTCATCCTACATCCGGAATAATGAATTGCGCGGCAGGGCGGGCCGGATGAAAAAACCGCCTTTTCGGTTGCGCCAACCTAGCCGCACAAACAGGTACAAAAAAACCCGCATGAGCGGGCCTCTTATGGGTTACTGGTTATTGATTACGATCCAGGCAGGACACGAACCACAGTCGAGTTGATTTCAACCATCGCGGTACTACCGACAATCGAGTTTGCAGATGATGGGTTTGTGGTGTAGCTGAACACCTTGCCAGTGAAGTAATCGACAGTGCCGTCCTGGAACTCAATCTTGAATGAATGCTCATCATTCTTGGTTGATCCGGTTACACCATCAGACAACACGGTTTGACCCGCATCTGAACTGTCTTGGCCTAACTGGATAGAAGTGGAACCGTAGTTGATAAAGCCTTTGTGCTTTTCAGTAACGCCGGTTTTGAGCGGGTTATGCTCAACGACCTGCACGTTAGGGCCGTATTCAGGAATATCGGTAACTTCACCCACTTCTGAGAATGTCAGCGCTTCAAAGCCCGTCTCGTCGTGAGTTGCCGGAACATCGGCCACCGCAGAAAAGATAGTGCCTGTACTAGTTTGTACTGTCATAGGGATTTCCTCTTTTTGTGATCACAATCATCCGGTTCTGTCAGGGCGGCGCGCCCTTATCTGATATGGAAAGCGTCAAAACGCAGTTCAATCATGGTGCCGTACCAGTTATCTTCGTCTGGTGTCGGTTTTACCGTTGATTCGAACGTGCGTAGCTGAAAGCTGCTATCCGTTAAATTCTGGTGTGAAATATCTGCACTGATGGCGTCTGCTTTGGTTAGTGATGTGATGACGCCGGTGTTCTTTGGTGCGAACAGGTCAATCTGGGCCACGCCGATCACCCGGTCTTTGCCGTTGCCGTAGCTGAAAAACTCCATCGTGCCGGGCAGTAGCGTTATCCGCGCCCACATTTGGTTTTCAGGCGTTGTGAACGGTGCGTTGGGCACTTTTATCTTGGTAATGCCTGCATCGGTCAGAGCGTTAACCAGCAGCGTGACAAGCAGGTTTCTTTGTTGGACGTTGTTAGGCATTAGAGAAACCGTTCTTTTGATACTCTTCCCGGCTTACTGCCTGCTGTGAATCACCTTGAGGCCAAGCATGGTTAAACCAAGTAAAGACCTTGACCCTCACAACGATGTCGGGTCTCTCCCATTTTTCTAAGTCCTGAACAATGCAGACCGGCTGGTATTCATCTGGCCCGGTTTGAACCATTGCCACAGTGTCAATCTGAAACCGTGGAATCAGCATCAGAAACAAGGATTTCAGCGTTTCAATCACTACAGCGCCCTCACCTGCATAGTCCACACCGCATCTGCGGCATCTTTTTCAGCATGGATAACCTGGCATTCAGTACCGTCCACGCTGACCGTTAATCCGTCTGTTTTGGGGTTAATCGTGTCGAAGTCGTTTACCAGCGCCAGCAATTTGAAGTCCTTTGACTGGATGGCCTGACCGTCAATCTGGCGGGCTTCGTATTCTTCACGCATGGCATCCACGGTTTCAGTGGTACCGCCTGTTTCTGTTTCGGTAATCGGATCGAAACTACCCGGCAACGAAAACACACGCGGCAGGAAGAAGTCAGCAAACGTGGTTTTAATATCACTGGCGACGCCTTGAAAGTCTGCGCGTGTGACCATTTGTTATCTCCTAGCAATGAGGTGGAATTATGCTCAAGTCCACCTGAGCGCCATTACCCAAATCAAAGCCGACAGCGACTCTTCCGTGAGGCTTATTAACCACATCAGT